AAGAAGACTGGGCGATTCCTTTCGCATTGTGAGAACGGCTTTAGCTGGTGGCTCTTTTCGGGATTTGAACCCTGCGTCATTTTCCAAAGTTAGCCATTAAACTAATTTTTATCTTAGTGTTAAAGGTGTCGGTTTCCACAACCAACTCAACAAAGAGCCATTAAATACCTTTCTTTATACTTGCAAGGCTCAAGTCCCTTATTGTCACCACAACACATAAGGAATATAATTTTCACAACCACAACACAAGATAAGGAAATTATTATGTGGGAAGCGTTAATTACTTCCATCTTTTCCATCCTCAAATCTCATTTTGATGAGGTGATTATGCGTATTACAACGTGGTTTTTGTCGTTTATTCTTTGTTGGTTGCTTATTCCTGTTCATATTCAGATTGAGCTAATGGCAAGACCACTACCTGCTTTACCTGATTATGCTCTGGTCTACCTTTTCTACTTGGTTGCCGCAACTAGCTTTTGGCAACTGTTCTTCATCTTGTTGGATGTTGCAGCTCTTTTGTTCGAAAAAATTTTCAAACGTGGAAGCGTTGAGCCACAATCCGAGCGGGTTAAGGTTGATCGCAAGCAAAAAGATTAAGCATTCTTTGAGTTTCATTACGCCCTCCTTAAGGGAGTTAAAAAAGCCCGCATATTTCAGCGGGCAAATAACCTAAGGAACCGCATAAGTTTTAAGCCCTCATGCTCGGCTAATCGTAAGATGTTAAAACCAAATCCGGGAAAGTGACTATTTCTTCTAACAATTCTTTAATGGTTTTTTCTATTGCAATAGAGCTTGAGTCTTCCTTGACTGGGTATTTTTGGTTTAAATCAACCTGTCCATAAAGGTTATCTCTTAAAATTTCCTCGCGCTCTTTTTCTTCATAAAACACATGAAGAATTTCTTCTAATGAGTTTCCAGCATAAATTTCCGTTTCCTCTCCAACCCAGTAAACAGACTGCATAGCTCGGATATCTTCAATTGCGCATTTAACACATTCTGACAGCGTGCCATATCTAACCGTAGTAATTAATCCATCGCTCCCTACTACCATTTCATAAGTTCCGAATTCGCCGTCATTACATATTGATGGCTTGTAATACTCAATAAATTTAACTATCTTTGCTTGCTCAACAAGATACTCATATTCATTTTGAGAGATTGTAATTGTTGGATTTATCATTGCATTGCTCCTTAGTTTCCTTATTGCCATTTCAAAGCACACTTCATCTATCATTTGCAGAGGTTTCACAAGCCTCTGTGTCTCTGTACTTCAAATGTGCTTTAAAATGTGATATTGCGTTTAGCTAATCCCACCAACTGGCTTCGTTTGTCATTACCGCAATATCTCACACTCATTGGTGCAGGGCTTTTAATCTGCAACTGGCGATTTTCACAAATGGCATTTTCACGAGTGTGTTTTTTATCCAAATTGTCTAAAATTGTGATGATAGTCACTTACTTAACGAATATTTTTAGTTATTATTGCAATCAACCTTGCTATTTTTGAAAGCGGATTTTCTGGAATTTGTATTTCACATTTTAATTCGCCATCATATATTGCTTGGGACATTGCCTTTATTTTTTCTTTGGCTTCTTCCGGGTTATTTGCGTAAACATCGCATGCCCATTTGGCGCCTTGGAAGTAATAATGGAATAAATACTTTTTCATTGAGGAACCCCTTATGAAATTTGAAACTTATGTGGACTCTCGCATTGAATGGCGATGGCGTCTAAAAGCGGATAACGGTAAAATCATTGCAGATAGCGGAGAAGGCTATAAAAACTACACTGATTGCTTACACGCTATCGATTTGGTTAAATCTACAAACCAATCAACTCAGGTTGAAATCCTCACTTAACCATAAAGCTCCGAAAGGGGCTTTTTTCATCACAATTTTTAAAGAGCATCGAGATATTTGTTTGTGTATCTCGTTTTGATGGGTGTATGATATAAGATATCTTATATATAGTAAAGCGATTTCTTATAGAATTTTATATAAAATATATAAATATTCTTATATTTGATTGATTTTTAAAGAAATAAATTTTCAAGAAATGTGTTTAATTGCTTATTTTTTAACCAGTCATAAAGTAAAGTTTATGTTTTGAGGTATATTTTTGTGATTTTTGCGATGCTGATCGCAAGTTTTGGTAGCGATAGTTGGTTTAAATTTAGGTTGGTTTATTATGCCCCCGCCGATAAGGGGGGCGAATTATGAAAAAAGAGTTTAAAAAATGGCTAATCTCGCTGAATTGCGAAGGGATTAATGGCTTAGGGATTAATGAGATAGTGTCGCGCGTAGATGAAGAGTTGAGGATTGTGCGCGCTAATGAGCAGGAAAGGATTGTGCTAGAGGAGTTGATTGCGGAGTTTAAATGTTAATAAAAAAACCGCCACACAGGCGGTTTTGTTTTGACTCTAAGAGTAAAGAATTCATTCTAATTCTTTTGTTGCTTATGGATTGATATTGAAGATGCATTCACCTTTTGAATTTCTCCCTGAAAACTCTTCACATTTCCAAGAATATTTACGGGTTTATTATCTTTAAAGGCATCAAACAGTAAATCAGTTTCTTCTTTATCAATAAATGATGTATCAACGTTAACTTGGAACGTATTTCCACCGGTCCATAAAGAACAGGAAACAATATACTTGTCGGCAGATTTTTTAATTGATTCGATTCGGACTTGCACCTCTTTTTCAAGGTTATCCATTTTACGTCTTGTTCGCTTAGTTAAATCTTGAATTTCATCTTGATCTAATACTTTATGGTATTTCCCAACTGATAATGTAATTTCTTTTGGGTCATCATAAGTCTTAAGTTGTTCAATGTAAAAATCTTGCGCACGATAAGAAATTACTTTCGCCATATCTTTCATGGCAATAGCTTGTTCTTTGATAACTTCTGTTGAGCTTGTTTGTGCAACTATATTTTCTGTCATTTCTGCATAACGGTCATAAACACTATAACCAGCTATACCTGCAATACCTAAAGCCACACAAACAGATAATCCTAAAGGATTCATTCTATCTACAACCTGTTTTCCAATTTTTTCAAATAATTCTTGAAAATCCACTTTCCACTCTGTACATCCCTCATTAACAAAGAATGTAACATTGAGCAGTTCTTTATCTTCCTCGGAAAGATTTGTAAGATTTTCTTCGCCATATTTAGCAATACAATACAACCGAGACAAACTATCATGAAATTGATTTAATGAATGACATAAACTTGCTGTCAATTCACCATGATAATTTTCCCCGTCAATTTTAACAGATATTTTAGCAAAATCAGAAAAATCAATCTCACCAATATCATCACCTTTAATTGATTTTTCTGCAAGAATCAGCAAATCGTCTAAAGATTTTATATTCATCTTTACTCCAAATTTTACAATAAAACAGAATACCAGAACACTTTACCAAGTACTGAAATGTCTTGTAACTCTGCTATTTCGTCAGGGTGTTCATCACTGTTATAGCTGCGGATCTTCACTTGCTCATTAGGCATATTGTAGAGTAGTTTGATCCGCAATAGCCCGCCGTGATTAATGGCGTAAATGCTGCCATCGCGAATAGTCTTATTGCCGGTATCGATACCGACGGTCGCGCCGTTTGGAATAACTGGCTCCATTGAATTACCGTCTGCTACCACACATACCGCATTTTCGTACTGCACGCCTTGCCGTCTTAATGTGGCGCGTGAAAAGCGCAGTTTGAAGTTGTTGTAATCCATAATGTCATCAGCAAAACCATTTCCGGCAGCTAATCGGATTTCTTGGAAAAGCGGAACTTCTACCTCGTCATCGTTTAACGGAGTATTGCGATCCCACAAATCAAAAGAACCTGTTTCGGCTACGTTTGATTCTATTTGAGTTTGTGCCATTTCTCCTGTGCCATTCAAGAGCCATTCTGGCGAAATTTTCAAAGCTTTGGCTATTTGTAAGCCATTTCTAGGGCTTTTTGTAACTCCGTTCAAAATATTACTGATCGTTACTTGTGATGTTCCAGCTAATGCGGCTAATTCAACTTGGTTTTTCCCCATTTTGTCCATTGCAAACTGCAATCTTTCAG